AGCAATGGTTCACACATGAGTTCATTCAGCACAACTTCAACAAGTTGCACAGATTGATACACAAGACCCAGCAAGCGTTTATGACGTTACTCGTTCAAGTGAAATCAATGTGCAAATACCTGAAACAGTTGTGAATGTTCCACCTGCTGTAATAAATGTTCAACCACCAACAGTAAATATCAATACACCTGAACAGAAACCTTTGATTAGAACTGTTGAGCGTGACGAGAACAATCACATTGTTAGAATTATAGAAACTTCTGGAGATAACTAATGGCAACTGGCTTAAGTTCATATTTGGCAACAGCGTTGATGGATGCAGTAGGTAACGCAACTTCTTATTCAGCAAGTTCTGTTTATATTAAGTTACACGTTGGAGACCCAGGTGCAGCAGGAACAGCAAATCCTGCAACTGAATTGACTCGTAAAGCAGCATCATTTGCGCCAGCAAGCGCAGGTGCTTTAACTTCAGATGCTGATATTACTTGGACAAATATTTCAGGTTCGCAGGATGCAACATTTTTTACTGCTTGGGATAATCTTTCTGCTGGAAACTTTTTGTTCTCAGGAACTATTACAGGTAATCCTTATACTGCTGGTGATACTTATACTTTGGCTTCTGGTTCTTTAACAGCATCTCTAACTATCGCAAGTTAAAATGACTCAGAAGTTAGTCCTTGATACAGGACAACTAGATTCAGATTTTGTTTACGCAACTTATGGTGTCATTCTTGATGATTCTGTCAGAGGTAAATTAGATGAATCAGCATTAAATCCTCAATCAAGTTTTAATTATGGTTCTACTTCTTTAGGTAGTTTGGTTTCTACTGGTCAAGCAACAAGAGAAATTGAAGTTACTGGTGCAAGTAGTTTTGGTGCTATCAGTTCGATAGCGCAAGCAGGTGTAGCACATTTTGTTTCTGGTGCTACAAGTTTCGGAAACCTAGAAGCAACGGCAAATTCAACACCAATAATCTTGCCAACATTTGATGCACAACTAGGGTCACTTGTTGCATCAGTTAATTCTGTTACAACGATTACAGCTCAAGCTATTTCCTTTTTAGGTTCATTAACTGCTTCATCAAATGCAACACCTGAAATTGATGTAACTGCTTCTGCTGCTCTTGGTTCTTTGACTGCTGTTGCTTCTTCTAATCAACCTGAACCACCTAGTCCACCTGTTTATGGTTCTAATGGTTATGTTCCTATCAAGAAAAAAGAAGTTAAAAAAGAACCAGTTTTTGTTCCTGAGATTCCTGAAATTGTTAATACACCAGAGTTAGAGCCTTTAATCAAATCTGTTTTTGCTAAGGGTTCATCAGATTTATCAGGATTATATGCTCAGTCTGGAAATCGGATAGACTTTTCTATATTGGCTGATGAAGCCGAAATATTGTCGCTTCTCTAAGGTAGGTTATGGGTCAATTATTATCAGGTCAGTTGGCTGTGGGAACTGCACCATCAAGAATTGACGGCCAATCTAATAACCCAGTCGTGCTTCACATTCATAATAACGACAACACAGACAACCTTTATATAGGAAATGAATCAGTTAGTTCAACAACAGGAATGATTATTCCTAAACTTGATTCAATAGAATTGACTTTGCACCAAGGTAATACAATTTGGTGTGTATCAACAAAAAATAACCATACTGTTAGTTGGATTGCGCAGGTTCTATAAATGCCTTATTTCATCACCGATTCATCACCTGATTGTTCAGGTTGGGCAACTATTAAAGAGGATGGCGAAGTTATGGGTTGTCACACAACAAAACAAGATGCAATTGACCAAATGATTGCCATTTCAATTGCTGAAGAAATTGAGCCAGGTGGTGAACGCGCCAGACCTGATGAATTAAAAGAAGGCGATTTTGTTTCTTGGAACTCTAGTGGTGGTCGTGCGCGTGGTCGCATTGAACACATTATGAGAGAAGGAACTCTTGGTGTTCCTGATTCAGATTTCTCTATCGAAGCAACACCTGATGACCCTGCTGCTCTTATTAGGATTTATGCAAGAGAAGGTAATGGTTGGGATGAAACCGAAACTCTTGTTGGTCACAAGTTTTCTACATTGATTAAAATAAATGATTTACCTGAAAATACTTTAGATGATGACGAAGATGATGATGAAGGTGAAGAACGTCAAGTTAATTTGACACCACCAGCTTATATGCGTGCTGCTGCTCGCAGAGGACTTGAACTCAATCGTCAAGGTTTCGGTGGAGATGGTTTAACAGATAAAACTAAACAAGAAGCAAGAGATATGGCTGATGGTCGTGTCTCTGAAGATAAATGGCGCAGGATTGCCCCTTGGATTGCTCGTCATCTTGTTGATTTAGATGCACCAAAAAATAATAATCCTGATAATCCAGATTATCCTGGCGAGGGACTCGTGGCGCATTTATTATGGGGCAGCGGGCCAAGTAAACGTGCCGCGCAAAGAACTTTAGATTATGCCCAAGGTGTCATTGACAGGTTAGATGCGGAAGAAAATCAAGCACGCTGGTCATCAATCAATGTAAACTTAAAGAACAAAGAAAAGGAAAACCAAGTGAATAAAGTTGAACGCAGAGTTAAAACTGATGTTGATTTTGAATTAAGAGTTGAAGCCTCAGAAGCTGATGGAATGCGTTTCACAGGTTACGCAGCAGTTTTTAATAGCGATTCAGAACCACTACCTTTTATTGAAAGAATTTTACCTGGCGCTTTCAAGCGTTCATTAAAAGCACGCAATGAAGTGAAACTTTTTAAGAATCATAATATGGATGAGGTTTTGGCTTCTACACGTTCAAAGACTTTAAGACTTACTGAGGATTCAAAAGGTTTATTGGCTGAAGCAACTTTGCCTGATACAACTGCTGGCCGTGATTTGGCTGTGCTTATGAAACGTGGAGATGTTCACGCAATGAGTTTTGGTTTCTCTGTTCCATCAAAGGGTGATAGATGGTCTGATGATGGTATGACACGTGAACTTAAAGAAATTCGTTTACACGAAGTTTCTATTGTTACAGGTTTCCCAGCCTACGAAGCAACTACTGCTTCAGTTCGTTCGTTAGATATTTTGGCTACTAGAACAAATGTTGATGTTGATGCTTTGGCTGATGCTTTAACTAAACTTGAAGCAGGAGAAAAATTACCTGATATTCAAGCAGACTTATTACAAGAAGTTGTTACGAAGTTGAGAGAAAACACTCCTTCTTCTGATGAGTTATTAGAACTGAAACGTAAACAACTTGACTTGCTATTCAAAGCTGTATAGCAATGGATAAAGCAAAAGTTAAAGACGCAATTCTTAAAGCAGCAGGTTATCCTGAATCTGGGGTTATCGCTGAACTGGCTGAGGCTATGGCTGAGGCTGTAATCAACATTGATAAACCTGAAATTAAAAAGTTTGAACCTGTCAAAGAAACCAGAATCCAAGAAGTAAAAGAGACTCGTTAAAAGTTTGTTAGACTAATGGTGGTTGCGTGGATGCCACCACCATTTTTACTGTCGAGTGAGCCTCGCAGATTCACAAATACAAAACAATCCTATAAGGAGATTCAGTAATGTCTGAATACATTAAACAACAGCACGAAGCACGTCAAAATGCTTGGGCAGAAGCCAAAGCACTTCTTGACGGAGCAGCAGCAGAAAAGCGCGATTTAACTGCTGAGGAAAACGCAAAATACGAACGTATTTCTGCTGACCTAGATTCACGCGCAAAGGTAATCGAAACCTTAAAAGCAGATGCAGAACGCGAAGTGCGTGCTGCTGAAGCAATGAAAGGTTTAGAAAACCAAGCACGCCCAGTTGCAGAAGCACGTAAAGAAAAAGATGATGTGGAAGCAATCCGTGCAATGGCACGTGGTGAAATCCGCTCATACGATTTCGAAAAGCGTGATGTAACTAAGGGTTCAACTGGTTCACCAGTTCCAACTTCTTTCTATGACCAAGTAATTATGTTGGCTAGAACAGTTGGCCCAATGTTAGAAACTTCAACCATCTTGAATACAGCAGGCGGAGAGAA